GACGCCGTAACCATTATACACGACGGCAAATCTTACAAAGTCGCTTTTGACATGGTTACGGCAAACGAATTACCTGAAAAGGTACAAACACTAACGGAACAAAGTGAATGGATACCTCCAATCGTGCAGCAGACGGCAAATGTAGCCCCTAAAACAAACGGTAAATTAACTGCGGAAGAAATAAGTGAAAAGGCAACTTTTATGACGGGTATTTACGCCGACATATTTCACCAGTTGCAAGCCTCAGGACTTGAGCCAGCGCAAGCGCAACCAGCAGCCGCCACAATCTTTATTCAGATAGGAAAATATTTTTAATTTCATATTGGTATGTTTGCCCCAGCCTGAAAAATGGCTGGGGATTTACCAATACAAAAAACAAAAACCATGCTACTTCCAAAACCATATATCTCAGTGAGTCAAATAAACCTTTGGTACAGTGACCGCCAAAAGTATATTAATAGATACTTCCTTAACCTTCCAGAAGAACCATCTATTTACATGGATTTCGGAAAACAATTTGCAACGTCAACCGAAACATTTATAAAAGATGGAATCATTGACGATAACTTGCCTCATTTTTACTTAGATAAAATACGACCAATGAAAGGCCTGGAAGCTGAGAAAGAAATTAGCCTAAGTATTAACGACATTCAAGTCAAAGGTTTTATCGACGCCTGGGATGTTCATAATAACAGGGTTATCGACTTTAAAACCTCAGGCAAACCGTGGACAATGGACACATTGAAAACAAGCCTTCAAATGAAAGTTTATTGCCTTGCAATGTTTGTCAACGGTGATCAGATTCCTGAGTGCCAAATCAACTGGCTGGGGACAAGGAAAATAAAAAACGGTTTAGAATTTACGGGAGAAAGCTATGAATTAAATCATACCTTTGAAATGGATGAACTTTTAAAAGCTATTGTTTTAATTGAGCAGACTTGTAAAGAGATAAGCAAAACATATACCAGTTTTTTACATTCTCATAATTAAAAAAAATGACACCGAAAGAAAAAGCAGATAAATTACACCAGCTTAATTTTATTATATGGTTTATGGTTGCTGTATTAATGGGTTTAGGTATATTTGCAGATTTAATTTATTATTTACTAAAAAAATAATTATGCTAACAGAAAATGAAAAAAAGAAATTAAGTAAAGATATTGCTTTGCTTATTGTAGCCGCTGGAGGTATTTTAACCCTTGCTTATGCCATTTATTTCATTGTTGACACTCTAAATAAATGGTACTCATGAAATGGGAAATCAAATGGAAAACAGGTAAGGTAATCACCGAAGCGCCAACAATAGAATCAGCGATACAAAAGTTTAAGGAGTTGGGAATTGATATACCTGAGAAAGAGATAAGTATTGCATCATTTGGTTGATTTTGTCCCGTATCTCATTGGTACGGGATTTTTTTTATTTTATTTTTGTAAATATTTTTTTATTTAAATAATGTTTTGTAAATTTACGAACCGAAAGGAATTTATGATTTTATATTTTTAAAAACTAATCAAAATGGAAAAGAACATTTACACCGTAATGTACACAGGCAATGCCAAAAGGTATCAAGATTTATGTCAAGAAATTGCAGCATTCTCAAATCGCGAAGCCGTTGAAAGATTTTATGCCGCAATGTTAAACGAAAATTATTTCCCTGTAGATGAATTTTCATGGGGAGGACTTGTTTACGATTGTGACGGCAATGTCATTGCAGATGCTTACGACGAATGCATTGAGTATGACGGCGGTTATTTTTATGCTGAACAATTAATAACGGTATAATGAAAAATCCAATTATAGAAACATACGTTCCACAAAACAAGCGCCTTCCTTTCCAGATTGCTGGAGGGGTTGGCGTTGCATTTGTTGTTGGGTTGATTTATTCCCCAATTAATACAAATTACCAATATACTTCATTTGTGCCTATTATTCAAAGGGACACCGTTTATGTGCATAAAATTACCTCGCTTACTATCCATGGCAAAGATGAAAAGAAGGAAGTTGACGAAAGCGCGTACGGATCTCGTTCGTATGGCTGGGAGGTTCGCAAGCTATCAGGCGAACAACTCAGGCAAACATTGGAAGGTCGCGGGTTTAGAAACCTTGCAAAAGTTGACAAGGCAAAGCTTCGCAGAATATACCTTGCTTACTGTTACGAATCAATGTTAATGAACGTCCACGTTTTAACCGATTTTCCAGTTAGCATGATTTATTCCTTTTTTATCATTGAGGCAACAAGTCATGGAGTTGAAACGGAGCTTTGGCGCAAACACGCTAATGCTGGAGGGGTTAAGGCTTTAAAAGGTCATGGCACTGTGACCTATAAAACACGCGAAGTTATCAGGGGTAAAAACAAGTACATTAGGGCAAAGTTTATGAGTGCAGAAACCACCGAACAAGGCATGAACCTTTGGGCTGGTGTTTTGAACTCAGGAAGGTACGCCGCTTGTAAAAAGGCAAATTATAGGATAAAAGGAATCAGGTTATACGAATCAATTTGTAAATGTGTTTACAAATCGGGATACCACACCGACACCGATTACAAATTCCGAGCCTCATTAATGGCGGAGTACTGGCAGATCAAAAGGGATAATTTCCCTTTGAAGAAAGAATACAATGTTTTTTGAATTATTTTTCATTTATTTTTGTAAATATTTTTTTATGTAAATATTTATATTTATATTTACATATCGAAAGAAACAAACGATAAATCACCACTTAAAAAACAACAAAATGACTGCTTCAGAATTTACAAAAATCGCAACTTTAAGATTAAACGCTTTACCAACTAATGACCTTATAGTTGAATTAAGAAAATTAATGAATGATTTTACATCAGCAGCAAACATGGTTCAGGATATAGTATTAGATATTTTAATGGAGCGTTTACCAGAATCAGAATTTATAGAATTATGTAATAGTTTATAATCACCATACAGGGCAGTCCCCCAGCTGCCCTACTTTTTTAACCACTAAAAAACAAAAAACAAATGGAAAAGAATTTTACAAACACTCAATTTCGATGGACATTCGAAAGCATCAGCGATAACATTCCAACAATTATGCTTTTGACAATCGTACTTACCTACGGCATCAATGCCTACTTAACAGCCATTTTTTTACCAATTGATTTTTGGTTGGCAATCATTGCAGCTAGTATCTTGCAATTAGGACGCTTTGCCGTCGTTTTCATGGACTTTCTAAACCCTACTAAAGGTAGAAGTACTTACCCGCCTAAAATAGCCTTAGGCGCGACGATTGTGGCTTTGATTGAAATCTTCTTCGGCTTGCAGGAACAATATCAAGGAGGCGAATTTATAACCATGTTTCTTTTTGTTGGAACCATTGTAGTATTTGGCTACTTGCTGGAAATAAACTTTGTTGATAAAGGGGTTGAAGCCTACGGAATTAATGAGCCAAAAGTTATCAAAAGAAGGAAAAGAAAGCAATTTGTAAAAAAAGTCACGGAGGATTCGCCAAAAGAAAATAAAGGTTATGTAACTTCGTTTCAAACGATAACAATTTGAGAACATATATCGGGGTTGACCCAGCAATCAGGATAAACGGAATGGCAGCCTGTTTTATTAACCCAAACAAAGAGGTAAGATTCACGAAATACAAAAGGTTCGTGGATTTTATCCTCGACGTTCCAAAGTGGGCACAATACAAACACCCTGTTGTATTGGTGGAAGATTCCAGCCTCCAGAATGTAACTTTTAACTCTTCCATTAACCGCGCGATCCTTTCCCGTATGTCCCGAAACGTGGGCATGAATCAAGCGGCTTCAAGAATAGCCTATGAATGGATAAAAGAGCAAGGTTGCGAAGCTTACAATATTTCTCCGGAACAAAAGGGCAAAAAATGGGGAAAAGAAATATTTATGAAAATTTTCCAAAACGAAGGCTACAAATTTGAACCAAATTTTAAAATTGCCAAAATAAGTCAAGATGAAATCGATTGTTTTACCCTGGCATTACAAGCTAAAAATTACCAAAAACATGAAAAAAAATAGTGAAATGATTGACGGAATAACATCTGAAACATGGAAGGAAATTGAAAGAATTTCAACATTTTACCCTAAAGAAATTAAATTTGCGCAAGGTACTCAGGCAAAAATTGCCTTATTAAGATTTTATCTTGAGCCTTTATTGCCTGATAATAACCCACCAATGGTGGCAATGGATAAAGGAAGGATGTTAACAATAGCTTACAGACTTTATCAACAATGCGATGGGGATGTAATAAGAGATTTGACCTTAAAAATTATTAACAAAGTTATAAATTAAGAAATCGATTACGTTTGTGTTAAAATAGTGGTGAAATGAGGGTTGGCAGTTGCGTCAACCCTTTCCATTTTAAAACGTAACCCCTTGCGTCTTTGCATAATCAACCACCGCACGGGCATGACAAAGTGCCAAAGTATTCTGGAATGCTGGGTCAAACATAATTAAGGCATCTTTGTAATTTGTAAAAAATCCATTTTCAGATAAGACGGCTGGCATATTTGTCTGACTCAGGACAAAGAAATTTTCCTCTTTGTCTGGGTCATTGTCAATTGTATCGGTTCTAAACAACCATTTTGGGAATGCCTCCTGCACCTCATTAAAAAGGAATGTGGCGTAAATATCCGACTTTGTTTGTCCCTTTGATGTGAATACCTCAAAACCCCTTGCCGTCGGAGATGCTGCGTTACCGTGGATGCTTAGGTACAACGAAGCCTCATAGTTTTGCGCGTTCATGTTTGCCTTTGCTACTCGTTTAGTTAAGCTAACATCGATAACAGGGTCGTAAACATTGATAACCGATAATCCCCAGTCTTTTAAATACTGCTCAATCTTTGCCGTTACTTCACGGTTAAACACGCCTTCAAAGAACCAACCGTAGCCGTGGAACTTTGCGTTATTATGCTGGAAGCACTTAGAAGGATATGTCGTATAATTATAAGGTAATTTCTTTTTTATATCAATGCCTCCATGACCCGCGTCAAGAAATACACAAAATTTACTTGCTTTCATATTTTATATTTTAAAGGGAGGCATAAATCAATATACCTCCCTGAAGCCGCATAAGGTAGCGAATCGTCTGCGCCTATAATTTAAATCCAATAAGTGCAAAAGCTGCACCAACGATTGATAACTTTGCTGGAAGTTTTACCTCAATCTCTTTGCCTGCACATTCTCTCGAAGTCTCTTTAATCTTGTCCCAAATGATTTGAGCCAATTGGATATATTCACGCCAAGTAAATTTCACTTTGTTACCTTCAAGATGAACATTTATTTCACTTGCAAGCTCTGCAAAGTTCATCGAGTAACAAGCCACGTCACCAATCGGAGATTTAACCGTGTCTGCATTTTTAAGAGCATCTTTTAAATTAGTCTGCATAGTTTTATTTTTTAAAAAATCTAAAAATGGTTGTTGTCAAATTAACGCCAGTAATTACTTTTATGTTTTCCGAAATGCTGTATAGTTCCGTGAATGCTATCAAAAAACTAACTGAATAAACAATCTGCGAAGGCATCCCAAAAGTAATACTTGCTCCGTGAAAAATCATTATGCCACAAAAATAGGTTAATATCTTTTGCGATGTACGATATAGCCCTTTACTCGTTATCGGTTCTTTTCTTTTCTTGGCCGCAAGGATCCCCGTGACTGTGTCTGCAAAAACAACGAAGATTGTAAAAATCAAAAAATGTTTGATAGGCAGGAAAAAGGAAAAAAGAACTCCGCAACAAATGGAAAATAACACTCCGTCGTATCCTACCTTTAAAAGATTATAAATTATTGTTTTCATCGGTTTAAAGCTAAACGCCTAACAATGCTTTTTCCATCCTGTGAAACATATAATTTCCTGCCTTCATCCCAATACAAATCTAAGAAATTTCCAGTGGTTGGGAATCCATTTAAACGTATCAATGATTTGCCAAAACCGTATAAAATCCTTGCCGTTGTACCTTGCACCGTGTAACGCAAAGATTTATTAGATGCTTTACTAAATGTTATCGGTATCGCTCCGCTGCCTGTGTTAATCACCCATCTAAAAGTAGAATCGTTTAAATGCTCAAAGGTTTGCAAGCCTAAAGAATCAATAGGACTTTTTCCTGTGATTTGCGTAATGCCAATATTTTCTTTTATAGCCCCTGTTATTTCTTTTGAATAATAATACGAACCATTTACAAAGTTGGCGTAGCTATTTGCCGTGCTTTCAAATTTCTGCAATGCCGATAAATAAAATTGAGCCGTATCGCCAATGATGGTAACTTTTTCATAGTATGAATCATCATCGTATTCAATTCTATTCAAAAGATAAAACTTGCTATTTTTTGAAATAACATAGGACGTGTCAAAGACAGGAGATTGAGCATTTAAAATGCTTGTGCAAAAAGCTAATAAAATTAAAATCTTATTCATGATTATTTTTTATTTAGTTACAAAAACTTTGAATGAGCCTGAGGCTGGGTCAACCGTTCCAACGGAATAGTTATTAAATCTTACCGTTACCGTGTTTGCCGCAGATACCCAAGCGGAATAACTTGTATTTGCATTCACGGCAGCGTTTGGAACACCAAGGCTAACAACGTCACCGTCTGCCGCGCCTGTTACTGCTATCGTTCT